ATCTTCTGGAACTGCGACTTCAGGTCATCTAATACTTCTCTTACTTCCCCCGCCGCACCCTTGATGTCCTTGTATAGCTGGCATCCTTTCTTTACCGCAGCAACAGCCGCGTTAGCAGCAGCTAGTAAAGTTAGCGGGTCAATTTATTCCTCCAGTGCGGCTTTGATTTCTTCAGGCGTTGTTGCGGCGTCAATCTTAGTTTGAATAACTGCATACTTCTCGCGGATTGCTTGACGAGCGGCTTCAGCGCCCTCCGCCTGACCGGGTATCTGCTTGGCTATTGCCTCATCATAGGGCTGAAATTCTTCGGCTCTAGCAGCACGACGTATATCGTGGCCTATTGCCTTGGCCTTTTCAATATTTACAACGATCATACTTACTCCTTTGAACCAAACTCGTTGCTATCAGCACCCACACCATCAGGCTCCACAATGTCTGCTTCCCATGCTGCGCGGAATGTCCGATCATTAGGTAGGTCTGTTATGTTAATAATCTTATATGGCACACCAGCCGGTACATCTTTGGCAGCGATTTCGTCAATAGTGTGTTCTGCAAGACATTCAGGCGTAGGGATTAGAACTGCTACGCCGCCATCCGATTTTTCGTAGATGATTCTTTGAAACATAGCTACTCCTGATTAACGAAATATTGCAACACAAAATTCTGCGGAATCTTGGATTGCCCCGGTACTAGACCTAACCGTTACAAACTGTATGCTTGCTGTTGTTTTTACGGTTGCAGTAGCACCGGTAACTATGGCTGCGTTAACTGATCCGGTAGTCCAACCAAAATTAGTATCAGGCATTGCTGTCGCAAAATTTACCGTGTAATCACCGGTATCGTCATCAGAAATACTACTAACATTCCCGCTTCCTCTAATTGGATTGCGTCGCAGCGTTACATTGCCGCTTGTTGTAGTAGAAGCCACAGTTGTAACAGTAAATGTGTTTGCACCCGTGACCGTGACTTCATAATTACCATCAACCGCAGTGCCTGTAGTAAAGTCAAGAAAGACTCGGTTGCCTGTGATAAGCCCGTGAGATGTAGCCGTAACAAAGACCGTTGTAGATGGGCTTGTTCTTGAATATGTACCACTCAGATTCGCGCTATTACTTGTACCATCAAAGTTTACCCATGCACGACAACCGTAGGCAGTAGCAACAGAGCCGTAACCGGAGTTGAACCGAAGGTCTCCTGTAGAAGTCAGACGCATCTGCTCCGTAGGCGTACTTGCACCATCAGCAGTCGTGCTGAATACCAAGCGACCGGGCATATCGTTAGTGCCGGGTGTGCCGTCTACCTGACCAAATATTGCCGCGCCGGGGATGAAATTTGTTGCATCATCGCCAGAAAAAAGCACTGCTCCTATATTGTCGTTGTTTAAAACAACACCCCTTGTCCCAACAGAGCCGCCACGTGATTTTGCTAAAAACAAACCGGAAGGAAATGTAGAGTTTCCCCAGTTAGTTGCCGTCATCCCACCGCCACTTATGGATATGCCTTGCGTTTGTAGGATTGGCGTTCTGGTATTACCAGCATAATCCAAATACCCCGTGGTTCTTGTTGCAGCGCCGACAACCGTAAATCCATCCGCATCAACCACAAACGGCGTACTGTCTGGGTTTGCACTATCTTCGATTACCAGCGCATTGCCTGTGCCTGTCTGCGTGATACGGAGTGCATCTTGCGAAGTAGCATCAACAATGTTTAATCGCGCGCCCGGCGAACTCGTCCCAATCCCCACGTTGCCGGACGTATCAATCCGCATCCTCTCGCTGCCTCCGGTGTAGAAGGTCATGGGGAGGTAGGTGCCGGTTCCTGTGCGACTTGACGCAAATCTGGCGTCGCCACCATCTATTCGCAGTTGAGCAAACCCGGCATTACCAGAGTCTGTGGAATTAAATGCAATAAAACTTGCTGCTGATGCGGCAGAGGGAGGAATGGAACCAACATCCGTAGTGGCTCCACTCACACCTTGAAACATCACACGGTTCGCCACCGTCGCATTGCTGAAGTCGCCAGTGATGCGATTGCCTGTGCCTCCAAGGTTCAATGCTGTGCCATCAAACGTGAGGCCTGTTCCAGTAGTTAGTGCAGTGGTGGAGGACGCATAAACCACGCCGTTGGCTGTGAACCCTGTTAAGTTTGTTCCGCCGTTTGCTGTTGGAAGCGTACCGCTCACATGCGTAGCTAGACCAATCTTCCCCCAGCTTGGGTCAGCACTAACCCCGCCAGAAATCAACGCGTTGCCTACCGCTACGTCAGCCAACCTAGCTAGTGATGTTGTGGTATCTGCGTAAAGAATGTCCCCCACCGCGTACGAAGTTTGCCCTGTACCGCCCAGAGGTGCGGATACCGCAGTAAAGCCAGAGGCCAACGACCCCGCAGCAAGAGCGCCCACACCCGTGATGCCTGTGTAAGAACCAGACAGCCGCGACGTACCCAGAGTGCCTGAGCTAATGTTGCTTGCGTTCGTTGTGTCTGTAGTCGCTGACGCCGCTAAACCTGAGACCGCTCCTGCCGAAATGGCAATCGCTGTGTCGGTGACTGTTGTTATCTGGCCTTGAGCATTAACTGCAAAGACTGGAACTTGAGATGCCGAACCGTACGTGGCGGCAGATACGCCTGTGTTGGCAATATTAAATGTGAACGATGGGGATTCGTTTAACCCTGTTCCTGCCGTGTAGGTGATCGGCGCGGAAAACTGTTGGAAAACAATCGCCGTCGTACCAATTGTTATCGGAGGCGCAGTCTGTTGCACCCAAGCGGTATTGAGATTAATAACGCCGCTGGTTACTAAGAAGAAATCGCCTTCGTCAATCTGGTCAACCCCGGTACCAACGGTGTCAAAGTCAGTTGCGCGAGTCAAAATAAAGGGTGCGCCCGGCGATGAATTGCCTGCTTGGGTGAGTGTGTAAACGCCGTTATGCGCACCGTTTACTTGGTTTTTAATTAGAACTCGCGTTCCGTTATCCGTAGGAGAGGTAAATGTATGGCTATCAACTGTTAAAGCGCCGTTAGCGTCTCCAGTCAGTGTCGCGCCAACGCCAGATGTGCCGTTGTTGTAAGTACAGGCGGGCAATGCTGCGGTAGTTGCATAGGCCACTGCTTCGTGGAAGTGAATACCTGTTGCAATTGCGTCGGCATACTGCTTGTTAACGATGTCGGTGTTGCTGGTTGGAGCGGTGGTAATTGTCCCTGTGGTCAGCGCAATAGAGTTCGCTGTAAGAGCATCAAAGGCTTGCTGAACTGTGTAGGTATTCGCCGTGTCCCGATATACAGAACGCTCTGACGGGTATGTACAGAATACGTTCTTAGACCCTGCTACGAAAGAAACAAGCGACCCGCCGTTACTTGAAGACAGAACTGTGTCACGCGAAAGCGTTGTGCCTGACGCCGTGTATGTACCTATGCCCGCTTCCCAGTCGCCTGTTATCGGGTCATTGATTGCGTAGTACGTTGTATTGCCATCGCCAATAGCAGCGAATGATTGAAAGCCAAGAGTAGCACCGCCGAGCGTCAAAGTCCCGGTACCTACCGTAGTAGATAATTCTTGGACCCTGTCTTTAACTATAAGCGCCATTTTTTAATCCTGCGTATTTACAACTTGCCATGTATCAGTTTGCTCGTTGTAGATTACTGACCATCCGGGAGGTACATCCGTGTTTAGTGCAATCCAATTAACTGGCTGCTCGTTCGCAATTACTGCCCATGTAGGCGTTTGGTTATTGTTTATATCGCCCCAACTAACCGTCTGCGAGTCGTCAATAAGTTCCCAAAGAAACCTTGCAACTAACTGATCTGCTGCTATTGCACCTTCAGTGATACTGGCAGTAAACGCCGCAGACGCCAATATGACCGCAAGTGCTGCCGTGCCCTCACTTACCGTTGCGTTAAACGTAGACGGGGCTACTAATACGCTATCTAATCCACTACTGATTTCGCTTACAAAAACAGCCATACTCGCGGTTGCGCTGGTAGCATCAAGCCCAGTAGCACTATCCGATAACGCCGCGTTTAGTACGCCGTTTGCAAAGGTGGTATCTAACGCATTGCACAACTCTGCTATAACTACGGCGTACACAAGACCACCAACTACAACGTCATCTGCGACCGCTGATTCTGAAATAGTTACTGCAAAATTTACAACCGCATTAACTAGTTCGCTAGTGGTGGACGCTTCCAACACCGCGCTTTGAAACACTGCCAGTGCACTTACAGCCTCGCTACCGCCAACGGACTCCGCAATAGACGCCGCAATAGTAATCAACGCCGAAACTACATCAGAGACTGCCGCACCCTCAGTAACAACCGCACCAAAAGTTGACGCTGCTACTAATACGCTATCCGAACCAACTGCGCTTTCACTACTGGCGGGGATAAACGCCGCTTGCGCCGCTGTTGTTTCTGATGCAACTGCCGACTCTGCTATATCGCTATTAAAAACTACACCCTCTGCCCCAAGGGCAGCGAACGGTGAGGCTGCAAATGGAGCGCCAGCAAACACGGTTTACGCTGCGTCGAGGCTAAACGTATACGTCACATTAAGTGTGTCACCCGCTACAACGACACGATCACCCGGCGATTGAAAGTCAGATTCAGAAAACAACACACCTGATGTACCACTGGCTACCGTGCAAAGAAACGCGCCAGCAACTGTGCCGCCTGCACCAGAAATCGTGAACGAAGCGGGGGACGCTGAGTTGCTAATGACAGACGGGTCAGCCGTGGTAGCTGTACCAAACGTGACTGCTTTACGGGAGCCTGCATAGTCGGTGTATTCCGTCCACGCCTTAGATGCCAACGTATCCGCCGCAGCAAACGTAGTGCCCGAGCCGGGGCCGGTAATCAGACCAAGGAAAAAAGACGCTGAATAAGTAGAACCCTTAAAGTACTGGGTGTTCATGTCTTGCAGTCCCTCGTTCACTACAAGGTTGTGCTCAGAGGTTTCCCATTTGAGATTGCCGTCTTTATCTAAACACTGCACATGAAATACGCCGCCCGCCTGCATACCTGCTGAAACACCTGTACGTGCAGTAAGTGCCGAGCTTACGTTGTCTGTTCCTGCGGACTTTGCGATAAGCATGATTACCTCTCAAGGAAAACGGATTAAAGCCGTCGTTGCCGTATTCGCTGGCATAGTGACGGTGTTACTTACACTGCTAAATGTTTTGTCTGAACCAAAGTCCAGCACAGCCACTGATTTGTTTGCCCGCGTCACGTTATAGATTAACGCGCTACGCGCGGTGAAGTTAGCACCGGGCCAAGACACATTGTCAAAGTTAACGTACACCGTACCTGCATTAGGGCCAGTCGTCTGAGTGCTAATAGTCACGCCAGTCATAACCACACCACCTGCTGTGTAGCCCGTGCCAGTAACTTCGTTACCTGTGGTGTAGACGGTAGTCAACTGCCCAATATCTGAGAACGCGGTGTACAACGCCATATAGAGCGTATCTGTAGCAAGGTTCTGCCCCATCTGGAGCATCTCCTGCTTAAAGCTATTTGTGAGGCCCTGTTGGATCGCCATTACGGATTCACCTTAATCTTAGCCTGACCGTCACGGTAAGCATCACCACGCTCAAGGCCCGTACCCAGACGATTCAACTGACCTACAGCTTCTTTATACTTACCTTCGTAGACAGCCATCATATCCTGCTCACCCTTTAAAAATATGTACGCCTCAACCATCGTGCCGTACAGTAGAACAGGTGAATAGTTGTCCCCGAGCCATGTGCGACCATCTGCCGCTACAGTAATCGACTCAGGGTATGCGTAGTAATGCAACTCCACATTGTAAACAGCGTCAGGGGTCGGGCCAAGGATAAAGCTCAATTCATCCGTAATATTGCCCGCTGCAACTGTAGGACCGAACAAAGCGTAATACTCAGGTAGCCCTGTGCTAGTCGAGTTAGGGTAAGCAGCCCGGATGAAATTCACGTCCTTATTTAACAGGTAGGTGTAGTTTTCTGTCGCCGAGCCGGAGTTTTCAATAACCGCCATAGAAAACACAGACATAAAGTCTGTGGGGCAGGACAGATACTTATTACCCGAAGACGTTACGCCCGTGACATTCTTACGCAACGGCGGAATCTGAACGCTGTTATAAATGCGCTCTTCAGCTTGCGTAATAAACGTATTGATCTGTTCAGTGCCGTTAGACGTGGTTACGCCCGTTCCTGCTACGTCAGTCCAGACGTTCGTCGGGAAGTCGTTTTGCAGGTAGTTTTTAACAGCAGTGAACAGTTCGTTGTACGTCATGATTAACCCATCGGACCACGAGCCATTACGCCCTTAGTAGCAGCGCCAGTACCGCGAATTTTGATACCAGTTGTTTTAGTCTCTTTGTAGTTACCTTTAGAGATACCCGCAACTGATGGGTTCATCTCGGTCATAACCTTGGCACCTGCCGTATATGGCAAATCACCTTTAACTTTTTTACCGTCCATAGTATGTGGCTCCGCATAAACAGCAGCTTGGCCTACTTCTTTGCCGCCCTGCTTTTGTGAATATTTAGCCATTATCGACCACGCTGATTCATGGCACGAGCCATATTACGGCCCATTTTCCGCATGGCTTCGCCGGTCACGCCGCCTTTTTTCATGCCGTGCATCTTTTTCTCATGGCCCTTGACCGCCTTCTTGGCGATCTTTTCCATGACTGGCTTGTCTTTCTTAATATCGTCGTGCTTCATAATTTGCTCCTATGTAATCGTTACACTACCCACTACACTGATAGGGGCCAGAGCATTCGGCGTTAACCCCGCGTCACTCCCACTTGCCCCACCAATCGGTGCCCAGCCCCACTGAAATACTCGACTACCGCCAGTTGGATCACCAAAGTCTGTGTTCAACGTCAACTGCAACCCGGTATAACCTGCTTGTTGGTAGCTGTTATCTGGCCTTGGTTCCCGCACTGCTTGTGGGTCTTGCACCGGATACATACCCAACTGCAACTGCGGCTGGTCGGGTTCCCAGCAGGTCTTGCAAACTTTGATCGACACCTGCTTAGTCTTGATCGTCAGTTTCTTTAACTCTTTCAGCTTATAGCGAAACCCGCAGCGGTCACATTCCGCAATCGAGTTCTTGGCTGAACTAAATCTGTTGCCCATAATTTAGAAGAACATTTCCCGTGGCACCAGACGGTCAGCCGCTTTTTCACGATCTTCCCCAGCAGCCAAATCCCAAGCCTCGTCATACATAAGCTTCAACGCTTGAGTCCTCATAGGATCAGCATTGGGTAGTTTAATCGATAACATATACGCCAGACCAGCTACTAGGCAGTTCTGGAAGCGGAACGGAATATCCGGCACATTCACGCCGTTGCCCGCATCAAAAATACGCTTCAAGCGCCAGTAGTAAAACACGTAGTATGGGTTCAAAGACGTGCCTTGATCGGGGGCGGGCCACACATTAATCTGCGGATAGGCCGGAGTAGCACCCAGCAAGTCTGTCGTCTGACCGCTTTGTCTGTTTACCCACACCTGAATCGGACGACCCTGCGCCAGCTTGTTAGGAATGGTCGAGTAGGTCGAGACGGAAATCCGGGTGATATTCAAATCCGTCTGATTAGGGCCTTGTCCGGAATCAGTGCGAATAACATGTTCCAGTAGATCAACGGTATCCACAGGTAAATCATAGGTCGTCACCCCTTGGGCTAAGTTGATCGATCCCTGCTCGATAGTCCACAGGTTAATGCCACGGTTAGCCCATTCACCCAGCAGGAAATTCAGGCTACGCCGTGCTGTACGGAAGTCATATCCGGTACGCAACTCTTGCCCGCAACGCTCAAACGCCTCTTCGAATATCTCGTTGAGGGTAGGGTTGAACGTCGATACTGAGGTTGTGACTGCCATTTTTTATATCCCGGTTACCGCGCAGAAGTCATTTCGCTGTCGCCCTTTTTAACAGTCACTTTGTCACCATCGACATGCACCTGCATAGGGTCACGGTCAGCCATCCGATCCAACCGCTCAATTAGCTGTTTCATAATTTCAAACTCGGGCTTCTCTTCTTTTTGGGACGCACCAGCCACGCCATTAAGCATGGATATTAACGCTGTCAAAGACGCGCCAAGCAAACCCATAACCGCTGCCATTTTGCCTTCTTCCAGCACCACAGAAGCGCCTACGCCCATAGCCACAATAATCGTAATGTAGACCAGCCCGTGACGGCCAATTGCTTTTCCTGCGACTTCTTTTGCCGAATCAGGATTAACTTCTTTCTCGTCTGCCATTATCTAAACCCCGCTGTTTTCTTGGCTATGCCCTTGGGCTGTGCAACAAACTGCTTACCTTTTGCTTTCCCTGCCCGCTTTGCCTTCGTGGTTGCTGCGTATTCCGCTGGGCTTAACGACTTTATTGCTTTTTCTGGCAGGTACCTTTCGCCAGTCTTCGACGATGGCTTTCCACTTTTGGTTGTCCATTTCTGGTCTCCCCAGTCTTTCAAGCTTTTCTGTGGCGCTTTCAATCTTTGTAGCCCCCGCCAGCTTCTTTGTACTTCTTCGCTACAAGCTGTGCCTTGCGGGCTGACCACTGACCTGCACCCGTGCCATGAGTAGCTGCGGCTTTTACCTGCGACACAATCTTCTTGCGAAGACCGGGTTTAGTGTAATTACCAGCAGCGTTAACCTTCCCACCTTCTTTGTACTGCGTAAAGTCGGTGTCATCCCGACGGGCTTTCTTCTTCCCGCCGGGCATCTTGGAAGGGTTAATTGCACCCATACCGCGAGAGGCCATCATTAGCAGACCCGTCCGCCTTTTTTCATGCCTTTGTTGCCAGCCATGACGATCTGCTTGCCCTTAGTCTTACCTTTGACAGCCAGACCGTCTTTGCTTGGGGCTGCGGTTTTAACCTTACCCATCGATGTCATACCGCCAGCAGCCATCTTCTTAGCTGGGGCTTTTTTCTTCATCATTGCCATAAAACCGGGGTTCATCTTCGATGCCATACCGCCTCCTGATTTAGTAAACTCTTGTCCCACGGTTACAGGGACGCCGACCTTCTTTGCAAACTTTGGGTTGTTTGCGACTGCTTGCATAAACTTTTCCTGCTTGGCAGATTTAGCTGGCATTAAATCATCCTGCCCTTCGTCTTGCCACGTGTAGCAATGCCATCACCACGGGTCACGCCACCCTTTTTAAAACCGCCCTGATCTTTCAGGCGGTTCTTGTCGTACTTGTCGTAGGCTTCTTGCTCTTTCTTTACGCGCTGGTCGCGCATACGGTTCTCTTTTGCATCACGAGCAAAATCAGGCATTGGAGCCTTCTTGGGTTCTGGCTTGGCGGTTGTCGTGCCACCAGCAGCAAATTTTCTGACGTTGCCGCCTTTTTTGTAATACCGCCCGCCTTCGTTCTCAAAAGCCGCTTCTTCAGGGCTGATGTTACGCACAGGCGACTTCATACTACGGCCTTCTTTACTCTTGGACATCTCGCGGTCTTTGCGGTTCTGTTCAGACCTCCGCATACCGGACAAAGCAGCCATCGCGCCAAGGCCGACACCAGCACCAGCGAGAGCAGCGGCGGTGCCACGTGAGCGTTTGTCTTCTTTCTCTTCTTTAGGCGCAGACTTCTGACGCTTGCCAGATTCAATCGTAGCGTCTTCTTTTACCTTACCTTGCTTAGGCTCGTCTTCGCCTTTTAACTTGGTGTTGTACTTCTTGCCATTCCACTCAAAGGTTTTTTGGCCTTCTTTACGGGCGTCAGCAAACGCCTCCTTAAAAGACGAACCAGTAGCGGAGTCGTAAACAATTTTGTCTGGTGATTTATAAGTCATGATTAAGCCCTCGTCTTTCCGCGAATCGCAATACCGTCAGCACGTTTAGAAGCGGAAGACACGGAACCGCCAGAAGCATACTTCTTGACCGCGCCGCCTTTTTTAAGTGCGCCTTTCATGTAAGCCTCATCGTCTTTTTTCTTCTTTTCTGCTTGACGGCGGCGTTCTACTTCTCGTGCACCTTCTGCCATCTTCTGCTGTGGCGTACGAACTACGCTCTTATCGGCGCTATCGATTGTGCCCTGAATAGGGTTGGCTGATCGGCCTTTAGACGTATCCCCTTTTTTATTTGGGTCGCCGGGCGTAGTAATGCCTCTGCTGGATAGAAAGTTTTGATGCGCGGATGGAGCTTTCTTAACCGCCGGAGAAACAGGGGGGGCAATATCTTTTACCGCAGGTTCTGAAGTACTTCCTCCAGAACCAGCCTGATCTTTTTTAAGTTTTGGTTTAGCCACGGGTTTACGTTTGTTATCCCCCGCTCTTACAAGTGCTTTGTCGGATTCGTACAGCGCATTCTTATCTGCGTCTTCAGGCACCAACAACGACCTAGGGTCTTTTGATTGTTGCGCTGCGCGCTTTTCACCGGCGCTAGGTTCTTTTTTAGCGATAGAAATGGCTTCTTCCGGCTTATTATCTTCAGCAGGTTTGTTCTTAGCGTTATATTCTTTAACTCTACTAGCGTAGTCGTCCTTGTCGCTGCCTTTACCTTCTTTGTACTTGTCGTACAGGGCTTTACCAACAAGAACAGCGCCTAAGCCGGTGATAATGTCGCCGCCGCGACCAAACTTTTTAACCTTTTTCATGATTTTTGCCCAATAAGCTGATCAATTTTTGCTTCAAGCCGATTAAAGCGTTGATCAATGTGGTCAGTAATCCGTTCAACTTCTGCTTTAGTGACATTATCACGAGCGATCTCCTCACGAGTCTTGTTCAACAAGATCGTAATCCGCGCAAGTTCAGAGAACTTTTCATGCGCTATGTAAGCAAAAAGACCGGTAAACAGCGTTAAAGCCCCAGTCCAAACATATGTCATTTCCATGCTCAGCACTTCCAAGCTCTCAAAGATTTGTTAATCCGGCTGTTCGGGTCATTTGCCGTCTTCGCCGACGTTAATTTCTTTTTCATCCCTGACATACGGGCGCAAAAAGAGTCCTTGCGCTTTCCGCCTTCCGGCTGGGGAGCTTTCAAGTTCATGCCTTGCGCTTTCGCAGAGGCTCTTCCCTTGGCGTTCAAGCCGCCCTTCTCGGACTTGCCCTCTTTTCTCTGCCATGCTGGAGACTTAGCCATAATTAAGTATGCCCGGCGTCGTAACTATTAGCTACTAGTAGCAAAATAAACAGCGAAGAAACAGCGTTGTTGTTAGAACTACCAATCGCTGTTGCCTCAAGTGTGGTCTTTTCTGGAATAGCTAATGGGTACTCAAACACGTAATTCGCTACACCATTGTTAATGCTTGTGACTGCGGCAGTACGACGAATGTTGTCGGTACCACGGGTCAAAAGCCGTCCCTGCACTTGGTTGGAACCACCTGCTTGACCAGAAGAGAATAGCCCCTGAGAGACATATGCGGTGTATCCAGCAGGTACCGTCCAACTACCCGTGATCGTGGTGTTGTAGTCAAACTTGATGATGTCGTATGTGGTCGCAGGAACGCCAGCAGTTACGGTACCTGTGCCGATGTAAATGTCACCGGCTGCGCTATTTCCAGAACCCACCGTTAACACATAAGCATAGTTAATCCGAAGCATCGACGTAGCCATCGTCACAGCCGTTTGACCATTCAAGACAACAGTTTCTGACACTTCGTTGTAGTTGGCGTCCAAACCCTGCACAACAACGGAACGCGCACCGGTGCCATTGCTTGTATCGTTCGCACTTGTTGAACTGACAGTCATCTGCAAAGCAGCCGCAGGAAAAGTAATCAGGCTAGGCAAAGGCCAGACGGTTACTTGAGTTGAGTCTACATCAGAGTTAAAACCAAACACCGTCACATTGCGGTGAAAGGCAATTTGCCCACGCGAGACTTGCAACTCAAACGGCTCGTACAAGCCTCTCTGAGTTACGGAAGAAACTTTTCCGTAATTAGCCATAGAACACCACAATAGTCGCGGACGACAGTGTAGCGTGGACATCAGTATTGAACTTGATGCCCTCACCGGGGAACAGGATGTGCTCTGATCCCGCCGCTGCTGGTGCCGTGAACGAGAACCGCGTGGTACCGCCCGAGCCGCCGTCTTTTAAGACAACCGTACCGCCACTAGCGTAGCTAACAGTCACCGCTTTTACACGGGTCGTATCAGCATACGCAGTGTTGGTCGAAGTTACCTGCGCCGATTTAACGTCTGTTTGCATCATGATGATGCTCCTTTACTTAGACGTTTTGCTGACCAACCAGCGGATCGACAACGAAGTAAGTGATGTAGCCAGCAACAGTGCCAGCGCCCGAAGTATTGTCGGTAACGGTCACATACGACAGTTCAGTCGATGGTGCAAAGGTCAAACCAGAAGTGATAACGCCCAATGCTGAAACAGCCAAGCCAGAGGCAAAGAAGTTGTTGTCAGCAGTGCCGGAGTTGTAGCCGGTAGCGCCAAGGTCACAGGTGCCTGTGCCAGCGTCAGTAATCACCACGGACAGGATAACTGCGCCAGCCGGAAGAATCAGAGCGGGAGCGCCAGAAGCCGAAGAAATAGCGACGTTAGTGCCAGCGGTAGCTGGGGAAGCATCAGCAATGTAGAACTCAGCAGCCATTACGCCGGAGCCACAATATGCGGTGCGAGTCTGATCGCCGCCGCCCGAACGCCAAATACTCTGGGTGGTAGAAAGTGCCATTTGAGTTGTCCTCACATGCGAGTTAAGCGCGAACGATCTGCATGTCGTCAGGCGGGGGGCCTGTTCGTAAGCGCCGGGAATACCCCCGGAATTTCACTACTTTATATACCAAAAAAGGGGGGCCGTAAAGCCCCCCTTTTTATTACGCGCCTTGCGAGCCGTACATGCCCAACGGATCAGACCAACCGAAGGAATAACGCTCACGAGCCTTGTAACGTACGTTACCGGTATCGAAATCGCCGTCCATCGAGTTAGCCAGTGGGCTACGAACAAAGTGCTTCATGCCGTTTGGAACATCAGTGGTCAGGAACCATGCGTTCGGGTCGGTCAGGAAGTGGTTGATCGTATAGCCTTCTGGGATCGAGCCGTTGTTCTTCAGAGCGTTGATGTCGTTATCGTTAGTGCCGACGCGGAGTTCGGTTTCCAACAGACGAGTAGCAACGAACTGAAGAGCAGGTGGGACGATCAGTTTACGTGGCTTAGCTGCGATCAGCAGGCTACGTTCGTCAGTCCACGCAGCGATTTGAATCACAGCGTTTTCCAGCGAGGTTTCGTTCAAGTCAGCAGGAGTCGAAGGGATGTTCGAGTTAGTGCCGCCAGAGACGAGTGGGTGGTTTGCGTTGAACAGGGAGACATTGTCACCGCCCGGATAGGACGACGAGAAACCGTTGTTCAGGACGTTAGCCGCCTTGACTTGCTTGGTGTACGACATAGCACGAGCCAGAGCCTTGGTATAACGAGCCGACAGGCTGTCATACAGGTTATCTTCGATGGCCTCTTCGGTCAGCGAGAAACCCAGAGCAATGGTTTCGTGGTTGTATCGAGCAGTCCAAGCTTCCTGCGCATTGTCATAAGCAATCGCAGAGCCTTCGTTCTTGACTGGAGCAGCCGAGAAGCCAGACAGCTTGGTTTCTTCTTCGAAGGAACGCTCGGAAGTCTCAGTTTCGTAGATTTCCTTGTGCTCTTCGCCGTAACGAGCATACTCCAGACCGAACAGGGCGTTCAAGCCGGGGAGAAGCTCTTTCAGTAGTTGTGCGCGTGAAATAGCCATTATTTACTCCTTAAGCCACGCCAGTGGCGTTGTTGTACGAATGATAGCCAAAGTTAAACTTGACAATCAGTTCGGTGTAACCGTTTGCGGTTGCAGTGTCAGGAACACCATCAACTACTCGCAGTGGCAGGGAAGTGCTTACCGCATTGGCAAACACACCAGTCTTTGAATTACCAGAAAGGGTATTAGGCGAGTTCAGAATCAGAGTGGCGTTATTGCCCACAACGACTTGAGACACGGCGCTGATAACCAGACCAGTGGTATTAATGGTGTTGCCAACCGAAACAGCTTTGTAAAGCTGGTCGGGATCATCCGCAACGTACGCATACGCATCTGTCACGCCAGACGCAAAACCGGGCCAAAACTGGCTGAAGGTCTTTTGCTTAGTCACAGGGTTGGTATAAGTACAGCCGAGGAATACACCAACGACACCAGCAACCGGAGTTGCGTCCGTATCTAGAGTCGAGATGATGATTGTGCTATTTGCTTGGCTCAACTGAACCACATCACCATAATAGATAGGGGTGTTGTAGTTAATCGAACCACCACCGTTACCGGGGGTAGCAGTAATAGGCAACTGACGAGTTGCGCCTGCGAAGACCTGACCACCAATCAGATTAATTGGCTGTAGGCCGTAAGGGGCACTTACAGTAGGATAAGCCATAATTAAGCTCCAAAAATTTTAAAAGGTTAACCTTTACCAAACGATGTTGAAGATTTCCGCTCCGCAAAGAGTGGCATCCGCGCATCGTTCTCTCGCATAAAGCTATTGTCGATTGCAGTCGTCTGGGCTTGAGTCTGGTCTGCGTAATAAGTATTACGCTGCTTTACAAACTCTTCAGGCGTCTTGCATAACACTAGCCCACCGATCTCAATGTTGTCCTTGAAGCGACTATTGGGGTCGATTAGCAGTTGAAACTTTGGCTGTTCCGAGATTTTCACAGGTTCCCAACCCTCACGAAGCTTGCCTGACAAGTTGCGAGGATCAGCCTTATCCAACGTCGAAACACGAACCCATCTGTACGCAAAGCCGGGCTGTTTATCTGGCTCCGGTAAAGTTTCCGCAGGTGCCCACTGCTTAGGGCGTTCCTGTTGCGCACGGTTCTCTAGTTCACGAGTAAGTCTATTTTCAGCCATTATCAGTTCTCCTGTAATTTAAGGACTTCACGAGCATATTGCTCCGGGGTCAATTTAAACTTCTTAGCTAACGCTGCTTGTGTGGACGTTAGTTTGACCTGTTTCGGAGCCGTGCTCCGCCTAGCTGAAGCTACGACCGTACTCGGTTTACTTTTCTGAGGCTTCTGTGGCTCAGACGTATCATTAAAGGCTTCAGGGAACCGTTTGCGGATCGTTTTGTCGATACGCTCGTAGTATTCGTCAGTACCAATATATTCTTGGCCGTACTCACGATATAACTTCTTATGCAGTCCCATCGCTGCGTCCGTCATCTCCTCGTCCTTTTGGAACCAATTGGAGTTACGGCGCTGCCAGTCCGCGAATTTCGGGTCAACAGGCTGTGGTTTGTTGTCAGCTTGCGATCTTTGCGGCAGTTGTACCTCAGTTTCTTCGTCTTGTAAAGTGGGTTTAAAGTTTCTTGTGCGATCCAACTTCAAAGACGCGTCCATTAAGGCTTGCTGTGCGTCAACTAACTTCTCAGCATCGCCCGAGTCGTAAGCCTCGCGGTAGTTCCGCTTAGCTACCTCCACCTCGGTTTCAGCCGCCGCTTTGACCGTAGCAATGTACTCCTGCTCACCAGAAGACAGGGTAGCTTTGAGGCGCTTATTCTCCTCTAGGATACCTTGGGCGATCCGTAGAGCTTCTTCTTGCTCACGGTAAGCCTTTTCCTTCTCCCGGCGCTCATCGTGCCAAGCCTTTTTGTACTGTTTAAATTTACTAACTACTTCTTCTGGGTACTCCCCACCTTCTTCGGGTGTCTCCAGTGAGTTAATAATGTCTTTGGGGAGGGGTTCCTTACCACGGTCTTCTTCCGGGGTATCGTCCTCGATCTCGACAACAAACTCGTCTTCATCCCCATCCTCTTGGGCTGAAGCTTTCGTCTCGTCTATCTCGTCGGGGAACTTGTACTCGTTCTTATCCATATAGTCTCCTTATGCTCGTGAAATGCCGCGTGGATCGTCTACAACAGCCTCGACTGAGTCATCATTAATCAGGCGGAACTCCCGACCATGAATCTTCAAACGTGTGCCGCTGTTCGGGCGCGCGAGGACAAAATCACCCTCTTTGCACCACGGGCCTGATTGGAACCGTTCACCTTTATAGGCGTCTGGCCCCAACTTCACGACAAAAAAGACCGTACTAAGGACTTCCTCATAGTGCATCGTTGAGTCTGCCTTAATAATCCCGCTCTCGTATTTGTTCTCGATCTCAGGAATAGCTACCAGAATGTGGTAGCCAGAAGGATTCGGCAGTTGTGTCGCCTTTTCTTCTGCTGTTTGTGGCAGGGTGGATACTTCACCGCTGTCTGTAGCGATGGCGAGTTCAGTCATCAAATTGCTCCATTCGTTTTGCGAGGTCTATAAGGTACGTCTCAACTGTGGTGAGACCTCGGATTTCACCGCAGATAAATTTGTATTCCTCAAAGGTTCTAGCCGCGCTGTTGGCTAGACCGTCGGACAGTTGTTCCCGACGGTCTCTGAGTTCTTTCAAAGCTGCTTCGATTACGTTCATTTAGCTTTCCCTTTTTGTGGGGGAGTGGATTTTTGCTGATTCATACGCTGCTGTTGCACGTTCATTGCCATACGGAAACCCTCGGTTTCTTGTGTACGGTCTAGCTTCATACGGTCAGCATGTGTTTTGACCGCCATGTTTGCCCCAGCGATTTCTTTCTGAGCGTTGATACGCTCCATTTCAATCGCCATCTGCTTCTCTTTAGCTGCCGCATCAAGCTGATCTTTAGCAATCTTGCGCTGAACTTCTGCCTGCTTGATCTGCAACTCTTGCATCTGCATCTGGATAATCGGGTCTTGCATCTGTTGCTGAGCCTGCTGTTGTTGAGCTTCAGCCATGTGCTGCTGTACAAGCTGTTGTGTAGCTTGAGCCGCACGTTGAGACACTTCTACCTCGATCTCTTTCGGGATCATTACGTCGTCGTCTTCCTCGTAGTTCGGCAGTGTGAGGCCCATGTTCGCCTCCATCTGCTTGCGATACTCGTAACCGACGTGCTCGTTGATGTGCGCCATCATCGCTGCTTGCAGCATCTGAACTTGTGGGTTTTGACTCAGAATTTCCTGAATCTTAGGGTCTTGCATAGCACCCATGTGAACTGCGATATGCGCTTGGTGGTCCTGATACAAGAACGCTTTGACAGGTTTACCCATCAGAATGTTCTGGTTCTCAGTTACAGGGTCGCGCGGGCGAGTGTCGTCATCCGTTGGGATTAACTTGTTTGCGTTCTTAATGCCCAAGACCTCAACCATCTGACGGTGCAACATCGGCATGTCATACAACTGCGGTGCGCTTTGAGCCAACTGGAATACCGCCTGATACTGCACAACCTTCTGCGACATGGTCGCTGCATTCGGATCACTAACAGGTACAACATCGACCTGATCGTAGTCGCTCTGCTTCGCACGTCGTGTGCCGTCTACTGGCTCGTAGCTGTATTCATCTGGTGTGAAGTCACGAATAATGTCCTTTAACAGACGGAACTCTTCGTGCATCGAGTAGTGAATACGCGCCTGAATCGCAGACATGATCTTCAGGGTACGCTCTAAAATAGCCAGCGTCGTGCCAACGGGGGATTGGGCAGACATGTCGCTGATCTTGAGATCAGCCGCGCTGGCAAACCTACGGCCTTCATCGATGATTTGATTCATCAACCCGGCCAAAACTTGTGATGGCTCCTTGTACGGCAGCGGTAAGATGTTGTCGCGTATCGCACCGCTCGGTACATCTACGTCTCTAAACTCACCCGGAGAAATCGGGGTATCGTCGCCCTTGACTCGCATACCACGAGTCTTTAAGCCACCCGGCAGGTTCGACAGAGTACCTGCATCAACAAGCTGACGCAGTATCGATGTACCTGATTTTGCAAATGCGCCGATCAAGTGAATCAGACCGAAGCAATAGAAGCCAAAGCCGGGGACGTAGCCGTAGTGGACGAAGTGATTGCGCTTATGCTTTAGCTTGTCGTCAGGCTTGTAGTTGCGGCGAATCGAGAGAACCGTCTGTGTGGACTTCTCAATAGTTACAATGTATGGCAGGGCAATACCTGTCTCTTCGCCGTCGTCATCTACATCCTCATAGCCAGCTAAGTCCAAGTCAACCTGCATCTCAAGTAGCTTGTAGCGGTCATCCGTAGTAGCACGGAAGCCGAGCTTCTCTGCAATCTTCTTCTCAACTTCTTCAATGGTATTAACTGGGTCGCCCAGATCAACGTCCAGATAAAACCCTGACACCTGCAACTTGCGTAGCTCATTCTTAGTCTTGCGCATCACATGCGTGACCCGCTCCGATGTTCTCAGAGAAGACGCGCCGTATGGCACAACTACATCTTCCGCAGGGACGTAAATAGATGTCTGACGACCAAGGGACGGATCAAAGTAAACCTTCTTGAACGCATTACCAGACAGGCCCAAGCCCCACAACATACGCTCGTGTTCAGGCCGGTATTCAGGCATTTCTTCCGTCAAACGGAAGTTCATGTCCTCTTTGACCCGCTCCGCTGCATCTTTTTTCGCAGGAGTCTCCTTACCGATAATTTTCGTCTTAACCGGCCCAGCAGCCGGGAAAGTTTCCATGATCGTCTC